GGCACGATTATTTCTCTTGTTTTTCAACGGTGCTCACTTTTTCCTTGACAAGCTTTTCAATAAAAGGTTTCTTAATGATCTTCCAAAACCCCGCCCATGCTCAGTCCAGCAGCCAGCTAGTTATGACACCAGCGACGTACGAGCACCCGCCTATCACCACCGCTGCCACCCACCTGTCGCGCCTCATCTGCTTCTCGCATAGGTCCAGTTTGTAGGTCAGCGGCTCCATGAACTTCCTAAGCTGCTCCTCATTCATCAGAGCACCAGACCGGTTGAACATCGACATTGGACGTGGGCCGGTGGTCTTTGAATCAACCGCCCGTCGCCGGTCTTGAACGGGTCTCTGAGCTTTCGCTTCTGCCCTCCCATCGGCTCGCAGATCTCCTCACACAGCCGGGCGTCCTTGGCGACTATCCAAACCTTGGTCTCGTCGCCTGTAAGAAACCCCTGGTCGATGGCCGCCTGCCATGCAGACTGCTGTCCGGCTGCCGAGGCCGAGAGGGTCTCGTTTCTCGCTATGGTGTTTGCCCGGTAGCGGAGCACCTTGTCGGCATAGCGCTGGACCTTGGCTTCTATGTTGATCTCCCCTCTGTCCAGCAGGCGAAGCTCGTAGTTCATGACCCATCTCATCTGCTGGTCCGTCAGGCCGACCATGGTCCTTATTTGGCGTGCCGTGTCCCTGACAGTTATGCCTTCTGTGATGCCCCTGTTTATGAGAGTTTGCACGCCCTCCATGGTGGTCTGGGTGATGTTTCGTATGAGGCGGCCCACCTCGCGGCGTGCGTAGTCTGCGGCGTAGGGGTTGACGATGTCGAACCGGGCGATCTCGCGAATTTGGGTTGGCAGTTGTGGGCGCAGGGACTCTGTCACCTGAGAGCCTGCTGCCTCCACTATGTCGGCCAGGGTGTTTTGCATTTGGGAGAATTCCAGGCCTCCTGTGGCGGACCTGATGGCCTGGGCGGGGTCGATCTGGGTTAGGGCTTGCTCGATGGTCTCCAGAGTGGCTCGCTGTCGTGCTGACCTGATGGCGGCTAAGAAGGCGTCGCGCAGGGCCGGCTCGTAGGATCGGGCCAGGGCTTCGAGGCGGTTGACGAGGCGGCGGTCAACGGATGCTTTGCGAAGTAAAAAGCTATTATTTTTCACGCGATTGTTATATATACTTCTCATGCCCCAATCAACCAAATCATTACCCAATGCTGTCCGATTCTGGCGAATGGTTCTCAAGACAGAAACCTGCTGGATATGGCAGGGCGGTAAAAGGCGCGATGGTTACGGTGCTTTTACTTTTCGCCTTGCCCCAAAAAAAGTAGTTATGAAAGTTGCTCATCGAGTCGCTTGGGAAATGACCCATGGTGAAATCCCGCCAGGGCTTTACGTCCTCCACCGCTGCGACAATCCGCCTTGTGTTCGTCCCGACCATCTATTTCTAGGAACGCCACTTGATAACATGCGCGACAAGTATGCAAAGAACCGTGGCGGATGGTGTGCAACACATAATCCTCGCAGAGGCGAAGAACATCACAACTCGGTGCTTGATCCTACTACTGCCAATCAAATTCTGGAGCAGTATAAACCGCGCATCACCAGCCTCAACAAATTAGCCGCACGCTTTAACGTCAGCAAACGTACTATTCTTCGGGTTGTTCAGCATCGGCATTGGACGGTACAGCCGGTTCGTTAGGTTGCACCGGTTCCTCGGTCACGGGCTGACGTACCGTATAAGCCCAATCCTCTGGAATCGCTGGTTCGTCTGGTGCTGGTGGTAAATCACCTGCAGTCCTAACATATTCCTCAAGGGCATCGTCTGGAAAATTTATCGCACCTATATCGGTCAGGGTCTTTAAGTAGGTGCCAAGTTGGCTCAGGTCCTTCGTCTCTATGTCGCCGTGGCTAAGGCTCGGGGGACGGGTAGAGTCCATGCTGTTGAGCTCCAGCAGGCTCGGGATGGCGAACCGGTTGACGACCTCCTCTATTCTTTTCAGGTAAGCTGACAGGCACAGGACCGACATGTCGGTCTTGTCGACCGACAGTGCCCTCGACCCGGTCTGGCCGTGGCCGAGCATCACCCAGTCGGCGGCAACGCTCTGGGCGATCCGGGTGTCGTAGCGGATGATCGTCGTGTTCAGGTCGGACTGGCGGCGGGAGGATGAAGACAGGAGTTCCAGGGTCCAGCCGAACGGCTTGACGACTCCCTCATTCTCTCCACGCCTGATGCGGGTGACGAGCTTGGAGGCGGCTGAGAGCGCCATCGACATGTCGGGATCGTTCTCGTTCCAGATGTCCACGCCTTCGGGTGGAGTCAGGACGGCGAGCCCGGCGGCGTCGCGCTCGTGGCCGATCGCCTCGAACTCCTTCAGCCGCTTGCCGTACCACCAGGGAACGTAAGCGTGACGCAGGATCGACAAGCCTTCGGGATTGTTCTTGTCGATCTTGGTGCGCCAAAGTAACGCTTTTGCGATGGGGATGGTGACTTCCTCGTAGACGGTCGGGCTGATGGTCTGGGTCATCCCGGCTATCCCGCCGGACTCGTCGAACTCCCAGCGGATGAGCGTGTTCTGGCCCCTGATCGCCCACTTCCGCCAACCTATCTTGTTGTCGTTGTGCTTCGATTTCGGCATCCCGTTGGGCGGGTTGGTCCCCTTGCGCATCTTGTAGCAGGTCTCAGTGAGTGCCCACCCAAACACGAACATCGAGCAGATCTCTGAAAGGGTCTCGGGCCACGATTGCGACATGTCGTCCAGACACTGCTCGATGAACAGCCGTGAATCCTCGTCCTTCTTCTCCTCGCTGAACGGGATCACCTTCCACTCGACCTGCTGGATCGACTGCTCGATGACAAATAAGATAAAGCCGATGATGGGGTCGTTGCGGCTCATCTCCTCGTAGATCTTGATTCCCGGCAGGCCGACGAGCTCGCGGCGAAACTCCTCGTAGAGGACCCCGGTCTGGGCGTTGAGACCGGTGTTGCCGATCTCGCCGAACCGGTTCTGCCTGGATCGTCTGGGGGTGATGCGTGCGGTGGCTTCAGCCATATATAACCCTGCCCTCTATGCCCCTCGTATCCCTCTTGCCTTAACGACCCAAGATGAAATACAGTAGGCTCAGCTGCCTTCCGTAACAAGGTAGTCGAACGTTCGTTGCGTCAGGCCGGGGGGCACTTACTTCCGGCCTTTCGCATTTCTTACGTCCTATGTCCTGACCACCTGCAAGCTCCTGAACCGCCAGGGTTGGCTCTCATCAACTTTGAGGTGGAGAGCAGCGCGTTCGCCGACCAGTTTTTCGCTTGCTTGAGACATACCCGATCCCATATGCAAGGTGATCGCTCCTGGAGACCGTTGTGGATGGTCAACGTAGTGCGCTCATGAACGGGTACTGTGAAAACAGTTCCAAGCACGAAACGCATTAGGCTTTTCCGGAGCCGTAACCTCCGCCTTACGATTTCGGGTTATATATCAACTAAAAATGAGAGTAAAATTGAATTTTTCAATCGTCGTCGTCTGACTCGTAGTCGCCGTCCATTTTTTTTATCTTCGCGCCCACGCCACGCCCGATGCTTATTGGGACCGCAATCTTTCCCGGTCGCCTCGGCTTGGACTTCTCCTGCTTGAGGATCTCGTCCAGGGTCAGCGGTTTCTGGCGGTCTTCTTCTTCGTCGCTCATACGACACCCGTTATGAATCGATGCCAGCTCGACACGTAGTCCTCCACCGTTCCGGCCCCCTCGTGGGTGTTGTACACCCGTTTCCAGTACTCCGCCTGGCCTTCGAGTGTGCTCGGGATCGGGTAAGGGTCGCGGTAATACTTCACCCTGCACATGGCCACGGAGTAGTTCAGATTGCCGATCATCTCCTCGGGATCGGGAATGCCAAAGTGGTACTTGATGCTGCTGAACGCCATGACCTTCGTCAGTAGGTCGGGGTTGAAGTTCAGGAAGTTGACGTAGCAGTCGTCGTGCGTCGCCGGTTCCATCTGGCAGATGCCGAGGGCGGGACCGGCGCCGAGCTGCTTCAGCCAGCGGCCGCACTCCGACTCCTGGCAGATCGTACCCAGGACCAGGCGCTCGGAGTTAACCGACCACATGCCCAGAAACTGATCCACGGGCCGGATGACGTAGTCGCACAGGTGGATGGGGTCTATCACTTGCCCGCCTTAAATCCCAAGCATTCACGGCAGGCACCGCCGTAGAACTTGTGCTTGTTAAGACCATGCGTCGATATCGCGTCGGTTACCTCGCGCTTGCAGTTAAGACACAGACACCACCAATAGTGCTTCCAGTCATATCCCCTGGTGCGCAAAGGGGCGGGGTTCCACCCTGGGCCGATCCACCATCCCGGTTTGACTATCTCATTTTTGGTGCTTCTCGCTCGTCGTTTATCTTTTTTTGAATACGCGTAGCCGCACACGACGAGTTTGCCGAATATTTCCCCTCTATGATCCCATATGTTTCCGGGCGGGGCTCTGTTCTTGTCCGGCTCGCTCAACGTGACGGTAATCTTTTTCTTGGCAAACGTCGCCGGAGGTAAGGAGTATTGCGAACTAGGAGAGGTGACCATCATCGCCTGTTTATTGGTCGCCTTCAGCGGATCGCCGTTGATCACCCGCTCGCGGAAATCGATCACCCTCTTTTTTACTTTAGCCATCGTGTTCCGTTTCCCACCGCCAGCGGGGCCGACGACGACGGGATCTGCTCGATGTACTGCAAAGCCTGGGTCAAGGCGTCAACGTCGTCATCGAATTCTGCGTCAGGGAATGAGGCGCAATATTCTATAAATTCCTCGACCCATCCTACCTTCTGCGGGTCGGGCAGGTAAAGGTTCCCGGCCTGCTGGAGAGGTTGGACCGACCACGCTCTTCCGATCTTGCTGTCCATCCTTTCGCCCTTCGGCGGCCAAGGAATCAGCCCGGAAATCTCGTCTTTAAGAGTATTGATGACAGCCGTGCCGTTGGCCTTGTCTTCGATGACCTTCGCCCTCGCCTTCGGCCATAGCTGGGTCATCGCCCGAACCGCCGCGACGGTGCCGACGAACGACAGATGCTCCAACCGGCGATCGAGCAGAAAGTAGTTCCCGCCCATCTTACCCCAGACCTGACCGGCGACCATCGACGACAGCGGCTCGTCCTTGAATGCGCAGTCCCAGCTCTGCAGCTGAGTCTCCATGTGCTGGCCCATCGTCCTCGGGTCCTCGGAGTAGAACCGCCAGAGGTTGCGCTTGAAGATCGCGCCGGCGTCGGTCGAAGGGTTCTGCTGGTGCTGGCTGGCGAATATCCTGGGGCGCTTCTCCTTCTCTGTGCGTACTTGCTCGGCGCTGAAGCGCTTGGGGCAAAGAAGTTCTCCCGGTCGCTGTCGTGGGTCCTTCCACCCCAGGACCGTCGCCTTGCTGCGCTTGGGGTCGTACTCGGTCGGGAGCATCAGGTGCTCCCACCCCTGACGGGCGACGTGCATCCCCAGGTCGCGCTCCGAAATTCTCTGCATGATCATCACCCGGCGGGGGTCGTTCGGGTTGTTCAGTCGGTTGTGCACCGAGGCGTCGTAGGTGTCGAGGGTCCGCTTGAGCTTGGTAGGGCTCGTCCAGTCCTTTACGTCATGGGGGTCGTCGACCACGATAATCCTGGCCCCAGACCCGGTCGTGCCGCCCATGCCGTAGGCCTCGCGCACCCCGCGCTTGTCGTTTGAGAACTTCATTTTTTCGTTCTGGTCCGAAGTCAGCCGGAAGAGATGCCCCCAGTGCCTCTGATACCAGGACGACTCGATCAGCCTTCTGCATTTGACCGAATGATCGGAGGCGAGGTCACGGCTAAACGAGACGTACATGAACGACCACGACGGGTCCTGAGTCCACACCCAAGGCGTAAATTTTATCGATCCGAGAGTGGACTTCGACATGCGCGGCGCGATGGTGATCAGCAGGTTCTGGATGTGGCCGTGAAAGACGGCTTGAAGGTGGTCCGAGATCGCTTGCAGGTGCCAGCCATCTATAAGCGGCTCTGTAGGGTTGAGGATCGGCCAGCTGACGCGGTTGAACTCGTAGAGCGAGCGGGATGCCAACTCCGACTCGATCTCGTCGAGCGAGGGCAGGTCGGAGAGGTCCAGGTGATTCATTCGAACAAGTCTCCGACCGCCAACCTTGCCCGACGGTTCCTCTTGGCGTGCCTGACATGCAAGGGAACATCAACGCGAAGGTGGCATCGATTACACATCGCCTTCAAGTGCGACTCGTCCCCGCATAGCGGGTCACAGTCACAAAGATGGGCCGTGGTCAGAACTATTTTACCCTTGGCCCACTTCGCCGCGTGTCCGTGCTGCTCGGTGCACCGGCGCGGCCCCGGCATCGTCTTGTGCAATCCACACTCGCCTTCGCACTCGCACCGACCCTTTGCCCTTTCAAAACGGATGAACGTCGAGATTTCTTTCCAGTTCGGCGGGTAGTCGGCTTTCATTTGTCCTCCTCTCCCACCATCGCCTTCATTTGAATTTCCTTGAGTTTCAGCAGCTCTTCGGTGGACAGCTTGCGCCAGTCGTACCTTGCCCTGCGGCCCTCGTTGGGGTCCTCCGTGATGGCGATCTTCTGCATCGGCTTCCCTTCCACCCGGTCGTAGAGCTCGGCCCTCTCTTTCCATCCCGCAGGTCGCATCGCCTGCATCAGGTGAATCCAGGAGACGAACTCCAGGACGGTGATCTTCTCGATCGGCTTGGAGCGCCACGGCTCTGGCATCCTCTTCTGCAATTCCTTCAGCTGCTCGGGGCCGTGCTTCCCGTACTCGGCCATGGCGAAGGCGTGCAGGACCTCCGATGGGGTCTTCCTCGGCGGACGGCCCTTCGGGTTGCCCGACTGCCCCGGCTTGTAGGTCTGCGGCAGGTGCCTGATCTTTTCCTTCCACTCTGCCACCTCTTCCGGTGTTCCGTTTTTTTGTCCTCGCATTTTTTAAACCCTCGCTAACCGGCGCCGGTGGCGGCACTTGATCGCCTCGGCGTCCTCCCTGACGTAGATACCATCGAAATTAATCTTGGCGCAGTAGCAGCAGATCTCAGACTCGGCTCGAATCATCGCGAACAGGACTTCCTCGCCGCGCTTCTTCTCCCAACAGCTAGCGCAGATGTTGGCGCTGTGCCACTTCATCCCCTGAAGTCCTCCTCCCGCACCTCGAAGCCGGACCGCCGCTTCTCCGGTTCGACCTTGTAGCGCCACAGGCTCAGCACGATCCGCCCACCAGAAATAAGCCAGTCCTTTGCCACCAGGTTGTCTCTAAGGGCTTGGAGCTTGGTCGAATGGTCTGCCCAGCGGCCCACCTGGATCATCACGTACTCCCCCGGCTTGACGGGTCCCCGATGGCGAAAGCAAAACAGATCGGCGAACCCGAACATGTCGAAGGCGAACCCGCCCCATCTCGACTCGCAGTTAGCCACACGGTAACCCCTCTCCTCCCAGAGCTTCTTGGTCTTAGCCTTTAGGTTGACCGGTCTTCTTCTTCGCATCGCGGATGACCTTGATCGACTCCCTAAGTTTCTGCTCGAGGACGGCGTCCTGCCCGTGGACGATCCAGTCGGTCAGCAGCCGGGAGTTCTCCTGCCATAGGTTTATCCTATAGTCGCGCTGGAACTTCTCCACCCCGCCGTATTCGACCTCGGTGTGGTGCTGTCGGCAAAGGGGAATGCAGGTGAAGTCGTTTCGCTTGCTCTCCCGCTGGCCCCTGGCGATCAGGTGATGGGGATCGATCGGGCCGCCGCAGCCGGGAAGCTTGACCACGCAGGACTTCGACTTCACGAACTGCAGGTAGGTCTTGCTGATGAGGATCTCGTTCATGTCGTCATTTCCCTTACCGCCTGAAACTGGGCTTCCCATTCCTGCCGCGCCTCTTCATCCGCGTGCTTCGGCTCATAGATGTGATTGATTGCCCACTTTAGAAGCTCCAGACAGGACGGCTTCTCCGGCGGTTCCAGTTCCAGCTCCGGCTCCTGGTAGACTTCTACTCTCTCCCGCGCCGCTCTTAGCTGCTCCTCCATCTCGCGCACCGACCAGCCGTTTCTCCTGGCCCTTTCCAGCCAGTCCCGCTGGTCCTCTTCCACCATCTTGGCGACTAACCGATGGTGCGACCAGTGAAGCTCGCTGATACGTGTCGTCGGCTTCACCCGGTTCTCGACGTACTTGATGATGGACAAATATTCCGGCGGGTAACCGGTCTCGTCGGCCCCCTGAGCGTACTTCTCCCCGTAGTGGCTCTCACCGTAGTTCAACATGGCCCCGACCGCCCACTTGCAGAACTCCCCGACCGTCACCAATTGAAACAGGTAGACCCGCCACTCCTCGTAGGCGAGATCGGCAGGCGGCTCGTAGGAGGTCGCCGTCTTGAGGCCTGGGAGCACGACGTCCGGCAATGTGGACAGCAGCCGCTCCTCTTCCTCCTTCTGCTTCTTGGTTGCCTTCTTCTTGGGTTTCTTGATGATGATGGTTTTCTTCTTGGTCGCTTTCTTGGGCATTTCTCCTCCTTTTTATTTGAACCATTCGCGGTCTCGGCATCATGTCAAGATCCTTAACTTGCCATTCCCCATCTCCTGATTCTGCAACTCCCTCCACACCGCGTGACTGTCGAGGTTCAGCGTCTCGCACACAGCCGGAAACGAGAACACGTGGCGCGGCGCAGGCTTGGTGAACCACAGAACGGCGTCCTCCTTCTGGTGGCGGCCGTTCTTCTTGCTGCTCGTCCTCGGGCTAAGGTAGTCGTTGATCGCGCTCATCAGGACGGCGTGACACAAGCGGACCTCCCCCAAGTGGTAGTGACTTGTGCAGGGCTCATCTATGCTAGTTAGTTTTCTAGCCACGTTAGGCTCCACGTTTCTTTTCCTTTGCCTCCAAAACTCTTAGTTGCTCCTTTAAAAACCTCCGTCGGGCGTTCAGCCGCATCTGCTCCTCGCGGGTAAGAGGTATTTGCGGCACCCTCTGCGCGATCTCCTCCCGCTCGATCTGTCTCCGCGCCGACTCGAAGTCAACCTTTTTTCTCCCCATCGGACGAGCCCTCGGGACTGTGTTCCGCCTGCTCCTCCCCTTGTTTTTCCCAATCATACAGCATCCAAGATCTTGTTTTGGCCATCTGTTCGCGGACGATCCGACTTTTCGCATACTGCGTTCGTTCGTTATCCCAAGACTTTTCAATTTCGATGGCCTCTTTATCCCAACCATTCTGGCGCATCCACGCGCTGTATTGCGGTCGTGATATTTCGTGCCTTATGTACTTATCTGTTTCGTCTAAAAACTCTTGTCCAATTTCTCTGGTTGTCCGATTCCAGAGGCGTAGTCCACGGTCAGTAAGAACGCGAGGCACCTTCTCATTCGGGACTACGTCGCCGTGCCGGTCGATGCCAATCCTGCAGGCCCAGTTGTGGCATTTCAAACAAATCAGATCGGACAGCGACTCGCAGCACCACGTGCAGCCCATTCTCGTTCCGCAACGATAACAGGATACCAATGCCCCTTCCTTGTGCTCGTACCTCTGGCGGTTAAACGACGCGCCGCCCTTGCATGTCTCTCTCGTGTCAGTCGTTTTTCGTTTCGGCATATAGGTCGACCAGTCCTCTCTGATAATCTTGCTCGGCATCACCTGACCGCTCAGCGCTCAAATTTAGTTTTGCCTCTACCTTGAGGATCACGCTATCTAAATACCCCCACCAGTTATTCATGTCCGGTCTCTTTATGTAGCGTTCACAGTCAGTGAGAGTTTTAGCGATCACCTCGTCGGTATAGTTGTATTTCTGACCCTGCTTAACCCACTTGATCAGATCGCGAAACTTGTTTGGATCGCTTTCAAAAATTCGGTCGGTCAAGGTTTTTATGCGCGGATCCAGTTCCGATTTCTTCTTCGCTGCTTTAGCTGCAATCAGGCCGTTTGCGGCCTCATGATTCTTAATCTGTATATTCTCTTGTAACTCTCTTGTAATTCTCTTGTTCCTTTTAACGAAACGCCCTTTATGGCGTTCCCGAACTTCACTTTGTGATTTTCGGGGAATGACGGTTCTGGTTTTCGGGGATTGCCGTTCTGTCATTTCGCCATTTTCAATAATTCGGTCGATCCCGGCGAGGTCCAGGGCAAAATAGAGTCTGTGTTCCAGTCGCGCATGTCGTTCCCTTATAACGCCAAGACTGACGAGGTTTTTCCTGGCGGTCAGTTGTTCCTTAACGGTCAGCCCGGTTTCGTTTTCGATTTCCTCCATTGTTTTGTAGATTTCCTTGGTTCGGTTCGTCCCTGGCACCCACTGACAGATGTTGGTGAAGAATACCGTCTCCTTGATCCCGCCCAACAGCTTGACCACCCAGGGATGAATCGTGATCGTCCGCACGTCCTCGGCCTCTTGCAAGGCGAGGAACAGATCACTCATCCGCATGTCGATCCTCACTTCCATTGTTTTCGGTTCCGCCTTCATATATCCCCAAACTATATTACAGTTTGTAACTACTTTTCAATATGAAATCTTGACACGTGTCACGACCTCCTCATGACCTCATGCTTGACCGCCCTGACTCCCGGGTAAATGAACCGGTTCCCATTCTTGACCTCTGCCCGGTCGTAGAGCCGACGCGCCTCAGCGTTTAAGAACTTCGACACCGGCTCCAGGCAGTCTGCCGGGGCCTTGCCTTGAAATATGGCGCGACAGAGGATCTTCATCCCGAGCTCCTGGTGGATCGCCTGGTGAAAGGACGGCGTCGAGTGCTTGCACTTGCACTCCTCCCCGTCGCACCACCATACCTCGCCCGACGTTCTTTCTTGGGTGCCCATTCCCTGGATCTCGACAGGCGGCGGCGTGTAGACGTAGTCCTCGTCAATCTTTCTAACCTCCGCGTTGATCTCTGCCGCTTTCGCCTCCCGCTTTACCCGCTCTTCGTCCAGCCACTTCTGGTTGGCGGTCTTCAACGCACGCTCCCAAGTCTCCAGCTTGGCGTCGCCGGCGATCCACCGGTTACGCAGCGACTCCCAGACCGACCGGGCGTTGCGGATGTCCTGCGCCCACTCGTTTTTCCAGCGGTTTCGAAGCGCCGCGATCCTCCCGACGATCTGCCCGGCCAGGTTCGCCTCCCCCTGGTTTCGGACGACGCAGACGGCGGCCCCGAACGCTCCCGCCGTCAGCGCCTTGAGCGACTTTTCAATTTCCTTCCAGTCCGCCGCGTAGCTAACTTCACGCGGGTCATCTTTCTTCGTCAATTCTTTTTTCGCCACTTTTCCTCCTTCTCAATTCGGCTTCCAGGGTGCAGCACGTCGCCAGATTCAGCAGCCAATGTGCCTGCATGTCTGGGTCCAGATCGAGCCCTTCCAGAGTAAATAAGATAGCCCCCCACAACAGACTTTCATCTCCCGTCACGGTTCTTTCCTTTCTTTTGGTTTTAATTCCATGTTTCCTATTTGTCCCAATTCAGTATCGATACCGTCCACTAATGATTGAAAATGATTGCGCAATTTTTCAAAAGCGTCATCCAAGTCCTCGGCATCAAATTCAATATCTGCGGTAAATACGAACGTCATTGATGATGACATCCTTTCAAAACACCCTCTATTTGGGCCACAGATGCCCTAGGATCGACGATCGGCATAACTATGGGCCTTTCTCCACATCACGCTGGTGGCCATAGAGAAGAACACCCTGAGATCGTTTATGTCCTTATAGGCTCGGGCCTCGTAGGTTCCGTCCGCCTTTAATTGAACCCCCCAACGGTCGGGGCTCGACTCCAGGCTAAGCGGCTTCCCCAGATACCACGTTCGAACGCAATACTCCTGGAACGCCAGCTGCAGCCCGAAGTGGTCTTCCAATGCCCCGGTTTTTATTTCCACGGTTATCTGGCCGAGTGACGAATCCCCCCAGGCGTCCAGGGTGGTCGCTATCCTCCGGCCAATGTCGTAGGTCGAGTACTCCCGCAGGACCGGCCGAAACTTGAATTCCTTCTTGAACAGCTGCCACCCGGCGACATGCCCCTCGTACTGGCCGTAACGTTTCCGCCAGGGTTTCCCGTCGTCCAGGAGGCAGGTCGCGTCATGGACATCGGTCCCGACCATCTGGGCTATTTTCAATTGGTGCGGCGGTACCATGGAGAAGTCCGACAGCCCCTCGGCGGCGAGGATCTCGGTGTTGCTGATGATCCTCTGACCGCCGAGAGTGTACTCGTGCTTTTCCCTATTGAACGCGAAGTTCATTTCTTGCCCTGGGCGATCTTGCAGTACTCGCGAAACTTCCCGATAGCCACCTGCGCCATCTTGTCGCTGATCTGCGCAAAGTTGTAATTCATGATCCCGGCAAAACCCGATACCGTTTTGTCTCCTTTCGTATACGGTTCATACGAGGTCACCATCGCGAGAATGTCGCACTTGTCGTTGTCGCTTAAATTGAACTTCACCGCATGGGCGTCGATCTCGTCCTTGAGCTTCTGCTGGTTCTGGCCGAGCGGCTTGGGTTCGTCCTTGTGCGGTGGTTGTTGTCTTGGCGGCTGTTTCTGTTCGATCGGTGGCAGGTCAGGCGTCGCGCTCTGCCCGTCGTCGTCTGCCGATGCCGCCACGCCGACCGCCGCCTTCAGCGTGTAGCGTTGCAGATATGTCACCGCCGAGCCCAACGCCTGGATCGGGTTCTTGTTGCCCGACGTGTCGTGCCTTGCCGAGAGTGAATTTTCTTCGCTGTGCCCTGCTCGGTGCGATATGATGCAACTGACCGTCACCTTGTCCGGTCCGTCGCTCACGGTGCGCCACCTGAAGGACAGCCCGTGCTTCGCCATAGGGGGCGACAGCGCCTCAGTAACCGACTGCAGGTCTTCGTAGCGGTAGTGGGTCCGTCCCCTCTCGGTGGTGAAGTCCACGCTGCGGTTCTTGATGATCTCCGGCAGGTCCGGACGTAAATCGGCTATGGCGCTGGCGTAGGCCTTCTTCGCCTGACCCTCCTCCCATCGCTGCTGCAAAGATAGCAGCCGCTCCATCACTTCTACCGAAGCCCCCGACTCTATGGCCCTCTCGATCAGCGCAGGCGGCGTCTTCATGTCCTGCCAATCGTCGACTGGTTTTGTTTTCTTTACTGCCATTGTTTTTCTCCCTTCTCTCGATACGTTATTACAATTTTAAATAGAAATATACAAAAAAATTCAGCCCTTCTTCTTTCTCCCGATCTGCTGGTGCTGTGCGATCACCTCCTTGATCTTCTGGTCCCACAGGACCGGCACCGGGCGATTGGGATCTCGCTGTCCTGAGTTGTTCTTGATCCCGCACGCCCAGCGCCAGACCGTCACGTGCGACCTGCCGATCATGTCGCCGAGGTCGTAGATCGACAGGTTCGCACGTTCCATTCGTTCTCGTAGTTCTCTCGCAGTCATGGCCGTTTTTTACCACACGCTATTACACCTTGCAATTTTTATTGCGCCGCTCCTCTAGTCTTTTTTGAAACCAGGTACCCTCGGGGAACTTCCACGGCACAACTGTGACGATGGCGTTCTGCGCGAGCCAGCGGCGTTGCGCCTCCTCGCGGGAGACCTCTCGCTTCTTGTCTGGAAATTTTAGGAGCTTGCCCATGTCACTTGCCTCCCTTCTTGACGGTCTTCATCGGCGCGGGGATCGCCAGGAAGCCGTGCGTCGTGTAGATCGGGTCGCCGTGAACCGGGTCGATAGCTCCGGTCTTGATCCTGTATGTCCCGACGAAGTGTTCGCGGTTGTTCATCCCGCCGACCGAAGTAACCTGCCAGCCTTCAGGAAACCTGATGTCGAAAAACAACCCGTCGTCCCAGAGAAACACCTGGTATGGAGTCCCGTCGTTGTTCGATCGCATCCCGATCAAGACACCGTCCTCGTTCATGTCGGTGAAATCGACCCACGGACCGCCTACATGTATGAACGACTTGCCCAACGGTGTGACGGTCCCGTTGTCATAGATCACCACTCCTTGCTCAATGGTCTCGTTCTGGTCGGTGACGGTGTTGTAGACCATCAGGATCTGGCCTTTGTTGTTGATCGCCTCGCAGGAAACAAATGTATTCGCCACCGGGTAATCGATCTGCCGGTATTGCCCATCGATCAGCGTCCAGCAGTGAAACCGATACGCCAGCGCCCCCCGAAGTGGTTGGTTCAGTGGACCGTAAAACTGGCCGACCAGCTTTCCGTCGGTCGATCTCCCGGTCGCCATTGTTCCGTCCGCGCCGGGGAAGTCGATCAGTTGTAATTGCCCATTCAGCGGTTTTATAAAACCTAAGGACTTATAAGGCGGCGCGTCCACGCACATCCCGACGACCACATCATCGACGAGAGAGATCCCTGAGGTGTCCGGCCCGTTGCAGGACACGAATACCCATGGTTGATTGCGGAAAACTCTGGTCTTGCCACCCGCAGGGGTCACGACGGCCTGGCCCACACCGTCGACCGTCCGGATATTGGTCAGGATGCGTCCCTGATCGTTGATGTCGACCGGTATTCGAAGCTGCAGCGGCTGGTCGGGCACCGCTATGTCCAGAGTCTCGAACGTGTAGGGCAGCTCTGCCCCATCCGCCAGCGACAGCCACATGGCGAATATTACTTCGACAATAAAAAGTATCTTGAGTCGCATTTCCTTCGTCATTTGCCTTCTTCCTTCCTTTGCTTGGTTAAGGTTATTGTTTCTCTCCCGGCCATTTGCCCGTTTCGTAGTACGTTTCCTCGGCGCGTTCCTTGATGAGTGACGGCGTACAGTCCATGCAGATAGATTCATCAGGCTTCTGGCAGTGAGTGATCTGAGGGCAGTACTTGTGGCCTTTGCACTTCGGGCAGTAGTGGCTATGATTCGATGGTTGCATTTTCTGCATTTTTTTCCTCCTTCTATTCTGCAATTTCCAGCACACGATCCCTGCCGGCGAATAAAAGGAGCCCGGCAATCGGCCACCCATTTATAAAGCAGCCGACTGCCGAACCCCACAGCACGCCTAGAACGATGCCTTCCGATTGAGTCATTTCATCCAGCGAATTACCGCCGACCCGATTTCAGCCACCGTGAATAGAAGCAACGCCCAAGCAGGGAACAACCCCCGCTGTCCCATAGGTCGTTTCCATAGAAACAAAGACGCCGCGACAAACGCGAGGCAGCTGCCGATGAAACTCGCTACTAACATTGTGGACACTCCTGTTTCATTTCGTCAGCTACCTCGTAAAGCAGGTCAGCAATCGCCCCCGCCAGTCCCCAGTCCTCCGTGTTGTCAGCCAGAAATGACATGCCATCGCCCACTAGCTCAAGATGAATCCCTGCCGCCCAAATAAACATTTCCATCCGCTTCTTCTGCCATTCAAAGCAATCATCCCGGCCGAGGTCCAAACACGACTGCGACCTATTCATTGACGTGTAAACGCCGTCCAAAAACTGAGCGACAGAGCCTAGCCGCTCGTTTATCCAACAACCAAGGTTGGTCTCACAAGACAATCCCAAGTCGGGAAATGGCGGATCGTACGGCACGCCGTATTGCGGATCGAAGGGGTCCGTCAGGTTGATCCACCACCGAGCCACGCGCAGCCCGACCGCCACGCTGATGTACAAACGGGTATTTGCGCACATGTCGCTCTCATTCGACGCCGCACAGTAAACCGCTGAAACTGCCGCCAGTGAGTCGACATAGAAAGTTGCTTGATCGATCCTCTCGACCCACTTCTTCGTGCGCTGCTTTTGCTCCGGTGACTGAACGGCTTTAGGTTCCGGCGGTATGCCGCACGGCGGCGGGTGCCAGTCCAGGGGACAATTCTCCTCCGCCGTCGCGTCTACGCCGTCTATGCCGACCATCGCCAGCAACACGAAACCCGCCAATAAAAATTTCCTCATACCTACCTTCCTTTCTTGAAGGCTGACCGGTTGGTGGTAGGCTTGGATCGTTAGGCCAAACCTACCCGGGGTTGATCCATGAAGGGCTAAGAGCTACGAACTCTTAGCCCTTCGCTTTATTGGTCCGAACTTTTTCGTGTGGCATCACCTCCTTCTACGACTCGTACGAATTGAACTTTGCGCACCCAGTGGCCACAGTCTTCAGCTTCCTTGCGGACCTGCGCCAGACTATCTCCAAACCACTGAACGTAAGTGGGGTGCAAACGATCCTTTCCACAAACCAAATTATATTCATTCATAAGTTTTCCCCTTATATTTCATTTAGTAATAAAAGTACACAAAAAATATTTCACCGTTCGGCGACATAGATCTTGCTCGACGGCGGCTTGATCGGCTTGTCCTCCGGTCCTTTGATGTAGGACTCGATGAAGATCGGCCGGTGCACGCCTTCGCTTTGATACCATTGATCGCGCCAATGACCGGATACGGCCCAGCGCCATTGCCAGTCGACCGGTAGCGGCTTGCCCCTGGACTCCTCGTCCCGCGCCATCTGCTTTCGGCGCAGCGTCACGATCTCGATCCACGGCGGCGGGGTCTGGTTGTTGCGCTCGATTCTCCGCCGGGTCTGGCGGCTCGTATGATGACGGGCCCGGGTCGCCAGCCGCTGTGACATCATGTAGAACGCCGTGAAGATCCACCGTATCTCGTGGAGCAGGTCGTACTTGCGGTCGGCGTTCTTGGTGTACCAGCCCTGATCGCCGCCACGAAAGCGCGGTCGCTGATCGCCTTCGAACTGCTCGATGCGCGGCAGGAGCTTGTCGCCGTGCGCTATAGTCAAAAACGACCACGCGCCGAACCCCGCACGCTCGCCCCTCTTCGGGATCATCGGGTCATTCTTCCAGGGGTCGCCCGTCTCCACGATCCGGTTGTGATCGACGAAGCAGGCGAACCAGTAGCGGTCGGGCCCTGCCGTATACTCTGACCCTTCGTGCTGCTTCTTGATCCGTTGATCTTCGGGGATCTTTCGCCAGCCCAGAGCGCTGACCGTCATGGTCATGTCCTTCATCGGGTTTTTATTTTCTTCTAGGCTCTGCTGGTCCTCGATGTCGGGAACGGTGAACGGCTTCGCCAGCCACAGCCAGCCGAACGGCGACACCATCCAGTCGTGGTGAAATTCAATCTCGCCCGGTATGGATTGCCGAGCGCCGTCGACAAGCTCGCAGAAATGCTGATCCATGTAGTAGGTGTCCCCATGGTCGAGCGTGTACTTGAACAATTCCAGCTTCTCCACCCCGTAGTCGAGCCAGGCGATCGGGCCGCGCACTTCCGCCCACCTCGACCACTCCAGACGCTTCTCGATTGCCGCCATGTACTGCGCGTGACCCTCTGCTATTCGTTTCGGCGGAGGCGGGACGAGCTTGTCGATCTCAGTGATCGGGACCGCCGGGCCGTAGCGGTTCTGATGGAACCGGACGTGCATCTCTTTCATTCCTTTGGCGAGCTTCTCTACCTGCTCGGGAGTCCGGTCCTTAGGTTCCTTGCGCTGGAACATCTCGGTGGTTCGCTTGCTCAACTCCTTTTTCTGATCGGCGTCGATCAGCGCCTTGCACTCGTCGCACGCGCTCCATCCCTTGGTCGACCGCGAGCCGACCATCGGCATGATGAAATCGCGGCTAGGGAAGAGCCACGGGGGGTTCGGCTCGGTGCAGAAGTCGCAGACTAGCGGCTTCTTCTTGTCGCACCCGTCGCAGAGCATACCGTAGACGGACAGGTTGTGCGGGTTTGGCTGTCCACACATGTCGCAGTGCTGTTCCATTTCAATCGTCCTCTCTCTGCGCATCCTTGCAGTATGGACACCACGGCTCGCAGTCGTTGCCGTTTAGCTGGTTCTCCTCGTGCATCCCGCGCTCCGCCGACTCATCAACTTCCCTGGCATAGTCTTCATAGGACCCGTAACGGTTTTTCATTTGACTGTTTCCTCCTTATCGTATAGACCAAACTGTCGTTTGTTTCTTCCTTCCAGAATGACGAAGGGGACCCTGGCAGCGGGTCCCCTTTCGTTTTTCCTCCTGCCATCCTTTCCCCTTTTTAGGCCGCCTCGGCGATCTCCTTCCACTGACTCTGTGGCAATTCCAGAACCTTCGGGCCGAGCCGTTCCAACTCCGTTGCGCGGTCATAACTCTCAACGTCCTGGCTGACACGTGTCACGGCGTTCATCAGCCCGTATGCAGACAGGTCGCGGCCCTCGATCAGGTGGCGCAGGATGCCTGACTGCTCGGTGTCGGAGAGGGACAGCTTTTTCGCCGTTACTTCGACCACCTTCTCAAGCGAGCCGGTGATTTTCTGCTCGGTCGCCTCTTTCCAGCGTTTCACGATTTTGCCGAAGGTGACTTCGGTTAGGGACGCCGCGACGACATCGTTCACTTTCATCCAGAAAGCCTGGTCGTCGATCTTGCGGGTGGAGTCCCGGAAAAACTCGGCCGCTGCTTCGAGGTCCATGCTTCCGTTCGCCTTGCCGACATGGTGGCGGCGCATCCCGTAGTCCTGAGCGATGGCCCCGTTCAGGCAGACCAACCGGAAGATAAGCGGGTCGATCTGGATCGCGCCCAGCCCGACCTCACTGTTGGAGATCGCCAACCCCGCTTGGACAACATCGCCCTTGCTGATTTCTCCCTGAATGCGGGGAGTCACCGCCTTGATGTACAAACGTCTCTCGGTCAATTCGCAGGATTGGATCTGGCAGCCGGTGTCGAGCAGCCGAGGCAGAACGATATTGGCGAGATCGAAATTGTCCAGGGGGCGATAGCGCTCGGAGAGAAATGCTCTGGCGTTGTGGTCCAAGGTGCGGACCATATGCCGCTGAGGCTCCTGGTTGAACCAGGTGTTGACATTAGATGCCAACAGGTTGGGCTGATCTTTCAACATCCTGTCGTAGTATTTGCGCGGGATGTCGAGCTTGGCGGCGACCTGATCGTGGGCGATCTCGTTCAGCCCAAACGTGTCGTCAATCCCGTTGATGGCCAGCAGCGGCTGCTTGTTCTCGACCCGCATCGACAGGGCGCGAGAGTCCGCGACGTAGTCGTGCTTCGCGTTCGCCTGCCGTTCGATCTCGGCGGCCAGTTCTTGGAGAGTTCTTCCAGTCTTCATGTTTCTTCCTTCCCTTTCGTCGGTTAGGGTTCCGGCGCAATTCCGGTCCAGGTTATTTCTTGCCGTTCAGCGTGGCGCGAACAATGGTTGACACTGCGTCTCGAAGCCAAACGAAATTAGAGTCGGCAGGCATCAGGCAGCGTTGATGGATCTCGTTTAGTCCCCGCCGCAGCAATTCGTTCTGCCGGTTGAGGTCCGCGATTATCTCGCGGAGCCCCGAAATTGATTCGTTGTCGGATGTTTCCATTTTTGTTTCCCCTTCCAGAAAGCCCGAAGGCCGCTGTTACGCGGCCTCCGTCTTGGACAATTCTTTCGCCATCTCCGACAGAGACTTCTTCGGCTTGCTGGCGGTCTGCGCTTTCTTGCTGAACTTCAATTCCTTCTTGCCGTTCTTGGCCTTCGCTTTCTTGGCGACCTTCTTGGACTTGATCGGTCGCGCAGGTGGGGGTTCTACCGCTCTGACGGGAATCTTTCTTTTCTCGACCTTGGGTTTCTCGATCTCGCTGAAGTCCTTGACGACCTGGATGCTCTTGGCTCGGAAGAACTGGGGAGGACTCCACGCGTCCATGCGCTTGGTGTCGGCCAACCCCTTGGCGATGGTCGTCATCGCGTCGCGCAGCGTCACGGCATCCTTGCTGCCGTCAAGCAACCATCCCTCGCCCTTGCGCTCCATCGTGTGAACGGTGCCCTGGTACTTTCGGACGAATATGTCCGGCAACTCGGCCCCGTTATTCTTGGCAACCTTATCCTTTTTTACCTTCATGACCCTGTCCTCCTTGACTGCGTTAGTGTCGGCTCGATCCGACGCCGTGACCTTTGCCAGTTCCTTTTCCGTTTCGTCCTTTTCGAGCACGCGCTGGATCTCCGTCATCGGCGATACGTTGACCCGCCTCATCTCGTCACGGACGAAGATCTGAGCGCGGCAATCATTCAATACATCCAATCGACAAAGTTTGCCGTCCCATTTAACGAAATGATCACCGACCTTGAGATTCCTTATTTCCATGTCATTCGCTCCTTCATTTCACAATGTAATACTTCTGGCAGCGTTTGTACACCAAAAGTGCTTTATTTTCACTTATTTGCTGGGTATCAGCTAAGTACGCAGGGCTACGAGACTTTCTGGGTGACCGTCCGCATGAACCCGCTCGCCCTGGCGCGGTTTCGGGGGTCGTTGTACCAGCGGTTCCGACCGCTCGGGTGCGGGAGAACGGCGACTCGACCGCCGTTGAAGTCGATCCATCTGAGAATGGAAATGCGCAGATTGAATGCCCTCGCGACGCCGGAGCCGAGCAGGATCAGGGATCGACCGCGCAGGCGACGACGCAGGATCTCCGCGCCGCGTCGCGCCGGTTCATTCGGGAATATATCACCGGGATAGAATTCGATCAGGTTTAGGCGGTCGAACGTCCGCAGGTACTCATCGTCGGTCAGGCCCGACATCATGGCTAATTTTCGACCCAGCGCTCCCATCAACGGGCGATCCGTTAGTCCCGCCCGGTTCGGCGCCTGCCCGATCAGCACGATCCTCATGGGTCGGACTGTATTTCATACTGAAAGAGGAGTAAACCGGCAATAGCGAACAGAGATCATCGTAGTCGCTCGTCGTCGCGCTCGCGATGTCGCGCCACAAGGTCTCGCTGCGCTCAAGATAGACGGCCTCGTCGCGGAGATTCTTCCAGACGTTGCTCTGTCGGGCGTGACGGATCAGCGGACCTGCGAGGTTGAAGCAGTACCCGCGCCTGTAGGCCTCCTTCTGCCAAAGCCAACCCATCCAGATGTCGTCAAACCTCGGCACATCGATGAACTGACACCAGGGCAGCCATTCGGCGGGCCTGAAGGCGAGGTTCATCCCGCACAGCGGAAAGTAGCGACCGTGGATCCTCTCGCGGCGAAACGTCATCGGGGCGGCATTATAGGCGAGTTGGCGCACCGAGCAGTAGTCGCCGATCTCTGTCCAGAAACCCATGCTGGCCGCCACCGGCATCGTCATCTTGATTTCTTTGTACGGGGTCCCGCGTGAGGGCGGTCCGGTCACGGTCTCGAACATCTCGACCGACTGCGGCTCCAGCGCCGACACGTGTCGCTCGATCAGGTCGTCAAGGGTTCGCGCCTCGCCGCTCGGGTAGCAGTCGCCGTCGAGCACGACCACGATCTCCGCGCCGCGCCGAAGTGCCTCGCGGACGCCATTGTTCTTCGTGACCCCGCAGCCCTCTCTGGTCTTATCCTGCTGAAGAACGAGCCAGTCGGGTATCGCACCGATCTGCCAAGCGTCCTTGAATGCCGAGACTTCGACATCCGTCACCCAGGGGGTCACGACGCAGATCACTTCTGTTCCGCAAGCAGTCTTAATAGGTTGGGACTCCGGACTTCCTTGACGGCCTTCAGCTTGAGTCCGTAGTTATTCGGTTTCATCTTCGATGGATCGATGCCCGGCTTGAGCTTCAGCGGCGTGTCGAACTTCTTCCAAACACCCTTGACGACATGCTGCGGCCGACCGAATCGCCTCTTGGTCTCGACCACGCCCGGCCACACTCGTTCTAGCTGCCGCGCCATTCGAAGCCGTCCATCGTTCACGTAGATGTCCGTCTGTCCACCCTTGGCGCTCATCGTCTCCGGGGTCTGGATGGCGAATGTATTGAACATGATGGTGCACCACCCATCGGCAAGGACCTGAAGCGACATATCCGTGTCCTCGTTATATCGATGGCGCCAACGATTGGGGAGCGCGTTCAGGACGAGAAAGCAGGTATAACAACGATAATTGATGTAAAAGGGAGGAAGCTTGTTGTACGCGATGCCTGACGCGCACGGCAAGAAGAAGTACGAGTTGAAGGTTGATAACGCCACGTTCTCGTAGCGATCTACGAAGTCCTCCATCACGCACAAGGCGATCCTCGAGCTGCACGCGAGTCGAAACCCTCTGTGATACCGATACATCTCCTTGATATCGTCATCGAATTGCCAGTGGCGAGCATGTCCTTCAGAGATCGAATGATCTTTGATCCAGTTGCGTGAATAGACGAGTCCCTTGTTATCTTCGGGCAACACCAGCAAACGATCCTTGAACGCCCGATAAGCTTCTACCTGAGATGGTTCGACCACGACTCGAAAATCAACGTCATCAGCGACAAACATCGCCGCGGTCATCAGGTTGTCGGCACGTCCCTTCGAGGGAATATAGATCGGGTAACGAGGATTCAATTATCTTACTCGAAGCGAACCGAGTTTATATCGTCGTCCTTTTCCTTCGGTGGCCACCAACAAGACCATCTTCTGCCGTTGCTGAACTGTGTGGTTCTACCGATGTCGATCTTCCGAACAAACTCCGCTCGATCATCCTCGTTTCGGAAGGATACGATCAAGGTGAACGATTCCGATCCCGTTTCGTAGTCAGGCATGCCGACCCAATGTGCCGCAATATCCTGGTTATTTATCTCGGTACGCGTGACGAATGCCAATGCAGCTAATTTCATCTTGTCGAAGCCGGTTCCCAAGAGCTCATTACCGGAGTCGATGATACCCTTCAACGTATCGGCTAACGATCGGTCATCCACATCAGCGGCCTTACTCACCTCGTTATCGCCCACGAGGATCTTGAGTGCCAACGGGTCGTTCTTGTCGATCCCGAGACGCATCACCGGTACGTAGCGCATCCCCATCTTGGCGGCGGCCTTGACGACCCCGTGACCCGCCAGGATCGTGTTGTCCATCGCCACGACCACGTTGCGGGTAAACCCGCTCTTCTTGATGCTCTCGATCAAGTGATCGACCTGATCGTCCGGGTGCTCGCGGTAGTTGAGCGGGTGGGGCTTCAGCTCCCCGATGGGCAACGAGAAGCGCTGCTGGCCCCTAACGGCCTGCGGCTGGAAGTTATCGTTGAAGTAGTAGTCCTCGAACTGAAGCACGTCGAACTCCGGTAGCTCCACCGTATCGAGCGAGTCAAGGCCGAGGTCGCTCCCGCTCATGAACTCGTAGAGCGAGTCCATCGACATCTTGCCGTACTGCGAGGACAGGAGCAGGATCTTCTCCTTCGCCTCCTTCTCGTTCTTGGCGTCGACGTAGACCACCGGGACCGGGGGAATAGTCCATCCCTCCTTTCTCATTTCGGTGAGGACCCGTGACCGCTGGTGACCGTCCAGGCACTTCGCGCTGTCGTTCTGCTTCCAGATGAAGCTCGGGAACGACAACCCGAATTTGACGATGGACTTCTTGAGCTTCTCGAACTCTGCCTTGGACAATGACTTGAGCTCCCCCTGGAAGGCGACGATCTTGTCCAAGGGTAGGGAGTCGGCGGTCCGGCAGGTGACGGCTATTTGCCTGTTAGCGGCCCCGTTGCCGGGACTGGCCCTACTCTGCGTCTTTGGCACGATCCCCCCCTAGAAACTAAAGCCTGGCCCGAATTCGACCATTCTGGAAGGGACTAAAGCGACGCCGAGTAGGATACGTTAAGTGTGTCGCCGTTTCCCACGACCTTATCACCACCGCTGAACGTCCCGGCGCTGTAAAGAGTCCCGCCAGTATTATCGATGGTGCTCAATGCGCCTGAGCCGTAGACCAAGAAGGCACCCTTGACTGTCCCGGCGCCGGTGATCGCGTAGGAGGCCGCTGCAGACAACGACTTCGATCCTGCGCTCGCCGTGGACCAGGCCGCCGTCTTTCTCGGCGCTGTGTAGGTCGGCGCGTTGGCCAGACCTGCTTCGGTCCAGCCGCCGTGAGATCCCATCGTGTCGCCTGCTGCGGGTCCTGTCGTGTAGCTGACCGAGCTGATCAACCCGAGAAACGGGCCGACCACCGTGTAGCCCGATCCGGCGAGGTAGGTGTCGAGGGCAAGGTTCTTCCCCACCGTGGTGACGAGGTTGCTGCACTCCTCTTTCCATTTGAGCTTCCCGTCCGGTCCGTAGCACTCGAAGGCAAACTTACCTTCGGCCCTGGCCGCCTCGTCAGCGCGGCCGCCACGGATCACCTCGGCAAAGAACTTAATGTCGGCGTTCGCTTTTTCATCTGGCATGGAATTTTCTCCTTCTTCATTTAGGGTTGGCACAAACATTCAAAACATCGGGGGCGGTTCTTCCCTGAAAGACTGGCATGACGAGCTCAGCTTGAACCCGGTAGTTTCCCGCCGGGGTGAGGTCGTCCGCCGTCGTGGTCGTGTACTTCAGTAAGCCATCAAGGCCGTCGGTCACGAATAAGGCATCCTTCACCATCACAACGCCCTTCGCCTTGGTGAAAATCAGTTTCTTGGCTCCCGGCAGGTTGGCCGAGGAAATATTCTCCGCTGAGCCGTCCTCTTTCAAGACGGTGTACTGGATCTCAACTCCGATCGATCCTTCCTGGACGCTCATGGGAACGGTGCCTCTCCGTGCAGTTGTACAGTACGAGGCATTTTACCGTCAAGCCCGACTTTGTTGGTGAGCGTGCCGGACAGGAAAACCATGCTCTTCTCGATCGGTCCGAGGAAGCTGTTCATCTGCTCGTCGGCGGTGGCGCTCTCGCTAAGGCTCATCGCGACGTACTCCACCCCCGCGAACATAAGGTCGACGGCAAAAACGCTGTCGGTCTGCTGCGCTCCGATGCTTCCGATGGTGTCTGACAGATCGAGCGCAGCGGCCGGTTCCGCCATCGTGCCTATCTGGGTAAGGAGTAAGCTCTGTGTGTCCTGGGCGCTCAAAGGTTCGGCGACGCTCGCGAACAAACCTGCAGCGAAGGAATCGGCGGCGCTGCCCGGCTCGGTCAGAAGACCGGCGGCGGTGATGAGAGCGGAGACGGCATCGGTTGCTGCGACTGCATCGACCTGGCTGATCTCGTTTCCGGAAGTTTGCGAGATGGCATCGGCAGCGCTCACGAACTCCTGCACCATGACGAACGGGATCTGGACAGTCGCGAAAACCGAGTCCACTGCCGCCGCCGATTCGAACTGGCTGATCGCGGTTGAGGAAGTCGTCGAGAGGGCATCGGCGGCGCTGCTGAACTCTAGGATGCTGTCGAACGTCGGCGTCTGTGTGGTCGCGAAGCTGGAGTCGCCCGCGGGAGTAGACTCGAATTGACTGACTCCGGTCGCGGCGATCACCGAGAGAGCATCGGCGGCCACACCGCCTTCAAGGATGATGTTTAACCCGGCGGTCGTGGCTGCAAAGAGGGATTCGCCTGCCGGCGTAGATTCGAACATCGAAGCTACGCCGACCTGTTGCGGGGCCGGTGCGTCGGCAGCGCTGCTGGCTTCTACGATGATCCCGATTACGACTTCTGCCGCCGCGATGGTGTCCAGAGTAGAGAGCGGTTCAGCGATCGCGCGCGCTGTGATTTGGAATGCGGCGTCAACTTCGGCAGCCGTGGCCGCCTCTGCGAGGGTTCCAATGTTCAGCACCCCAACGGTCGCGCTTAATTGGTCCACCGCCTCGTTGACGATGACCGTGATCGGTTGGCCGTTCTCGTCGACGATCTGGTTCCCGTTCTCGTCGGTCAGGTAGAGAACAACCAGAGGGGTTTCAATCAACGACGCCGCAGATCCAACTGCCGCCGCTTGAGCACTCTGCCCGGTGGCGGCCTCGTCCATGCTCGCCTGTACAGGAATCCTCTTGACGAAAGACGTGTAGCGACGCGAGGGCCACAGGGCGGCGTTGAGCTGGGTCTTCCTGCCGAGGCTCGGCTTAGTTCCGTTGGAGGTCTCAGTGGCCGATGCCGCCTCGGTCACCGATGCCGAGCTGATCCAGGTCGCCGCCAGGACATCGACGGCGCCGGCCGGATTGGTGGAAGCTGCAGTGGTTCCCCAGGTCGTGGACGATGACTCTCCGGCAGTGATCGGCTCGCCGATCGAGGCCGGGGTCGCGTAGGTCGAGGACTGACTGTGATCGGCTGTCGTCGGTTCCGTCAGCGAGGCCGGGCGCGCGCTGATTGCCGTAGGCGCG